CGAGCAGGTGCGCGACAAGGTGATCGAGGACGACGCCGAGGTTCATGCTATCTCGCAGGTCGAGAAGATGGAATCGGAACGAGAGGAGCAGGCGCGCTGGGCACGTATCGAGCGCATGGCTTGGAATCGTGAGATTGGGTGGTTGATATGAGCACGCAGACCACGACCGGGCGTCTCGAAGCCCTCAAGCGCTCGCTGGAAGCCGCACGCGACACGGATCAATCGCCAATCCCGGCCAGCATCCGCCAGCAGCACGACCTGTACATGCAGGGCCTGAATGACGGCGTGCAGCTAGCCATCGATGCGATCAACTACGAACTGCAGACTGTCAATGCCGGGCTGCTGGCAGTACACCAATAAACCAACCGCCGGCGGCGCCGGCCAGATAGGAGCAGAGATGGAAACGGAAGCGCTTAAGGTCCACAGCGGGAAAAGCTGCCTGTGCGATGTGGGGGTGAAAATCGGCCACCAAGACTACAGCGGCGTCGATCTTCATACCGGTGACATCGTTATTGTCTGGCATGGCAACTGGATCGGCACTGACAATGAGTTCTGGGATGCTTGCGATGGCCTGACCGTCGTGGTGATGGATCAGTATCAGTCCTTCACTGACGGCTCCGTCAAGCGTCAAGACGGGCCGAATGCTCCGTTCGTGATGGGCATTCGGGGCTGCGGCTTCGACGATCCGGAGTGGCGTGTCCGTGTAGTCAAGAAGTTCTTCGATGTCGTGCCGGGCGAGCACTGGCCGGCGTATGGCTTCAGCTACCGTACGAACGTCGCGGCCGAGCAAGCCGGAATGGTGCCGGCATGATCGCCGTCCTTATCTCCCGCCGCCAGGAGCGCACTCCCGAGCGCGACTTGATCGGCTCGCTGCTGTTCTGGAAGTTGTCGTGGTTCGAGGCTAACCCTCTCATCTGCTTCGCTGGGCTGGTCATGACGATTGTGCTGAATGGGATTCTCGAAAGGTTGCCATGAATACGGATCGTGAACTGTTGGAACTGGCCGCGAAGGCTGCGGGCATGGATTACCTGATCTGGACGCCGGGCGCCGCGCCGCTCGTCCCGGTCGAGCATCGTGTCTCCGGTCGGCTTGCATGGCACCCGCTCACCGACGATGGCGACGCGCTGAGGCTGGCTGTGAAGCTGGGAATCGGGCAAATCCATCACAAAGGATGGGGGCAAGTCATGCACCCGAATTTCGCCCAGCGTATGGATTTCCATTACGGCGATGATCAATTCGATGCTACCCGCCGCGCGATTGTAATCGCTGCGGCCGATCTAGGCCGGAGTCTCCCGTGATCCGCCACGCCGCCGCAGCCCTAGTGTTCCTGCTGGCCTTCCTGTTCATCGTGGCGGAAGTGCAGCAGTTGGATGAGATGAACGAGATACCGATCTGGAGACCTGCATGAAACGCAAGTACCGAGAAGCGATGCGCGATAAGGCTGATCGGGTGCGTGGCCTGCTGAACGAGGATGACGAAGCGATCGAGGCGCGGGACTGGTATGACGAGTGGGCTGCAGCTTCAAAGACCGAATACGAATCAAGTGATGTTCAAACGGAGATGACCAAGTGAAAAACGGAACGATTGAGATGGCCCTAGAGCCTGTCGAAACTCCGGCGCAGTCGCAGTATGCGATCGCACCGCAGCGCGAGGCAGCGATGGCCGTTGCCGTTACGCCGGTTGACCTGCTGCGCCGTGCACTGGACAGCGGTGCCGATCTGGATCGCCTGGAGCGCCTGATGGACCTCCAGCAGCGCTACGAAGAGAACGAGGCGCGCAAGGCATACGTGGCCGACATGGCTGAATTCAAGCGCAACCCGCCGGAGATCATCAAGGACAAGCAAGTCGGCTACACCGGCAAGGATGGCTTCGTCGGTTACTCGCACGCGTCCTTGGGGAACGTCACGAGTGCCATCGTTGAAGGGCTGGCCCAGCACGGATTTAGCCACCGCTGGGACACGGAACAGAATGGCGCCAATGTGACCGTAACGTGCGTTCTGACCCATCGTATGGGGCACAGCGAGCGCACGACGCTGAGCGCTGCGAAAGACGATTCGGGCAAGAAGAACAATATCCAGCAGGTGGCATCTGCCATCACGTACCTGCAGCGCTACACGCTCTTGGCGGCCACTGGCTTGGCTACCAAAGATCAGGACGACGATGCCACGAAGGCTGAACTGGATACCAGCCTTGCTGATAACTGGATCGCCCGCGTCAATGCTGCGCCCACGGATGCGGATGTCGTCAAGGTCTGGGAGTTAGGCATCGTCGCGATCGAGAAAGCGAAAGACCAACACGCGTACCGCGAGTTCAAAGCCGCTGTCGCTGCACGCCGTGCTGAACTGGCAGGGAGCCAACCATGAAATTCATCGAATGCGCCCAAGGGACCGAAGAATGGTTTGCAAGCCGATGCGGGAAAATCACCGCCTCGTGCTTCGCAGACGCCATCAGCCGCTGCCAGAAGAAGTCTGGGACGCGTAGTGTCGGCGACCCGACGGCGGTAGCCGAGCGCTACGCCGCTGACTTGGCGATCGAACGCGTGAGCGGCCAGCCGCATGGGGAGCCGCCGAAGGCGTGGGTTTTGGAGCGCGGCCACGAGATGGAAGCAGCAGCGCGGATGCTGTACGAGGCGCGCACTCGCTCCTTCGTGACCGAAGCCGGCATCTGCGTGACCGACGACGGCCTGTTTGGCTACTCGACTGATGGGTTGGTCGACGATGACGGGCTGATCGAAGTGAAGGCGCCGATCGACAGCAGCAAGATCCTGGCGATGTGGCAGACCGGCGACACGTCTGAGTATGACCATCAGATGCAGGGAGGTCTCTGGATTACGGGCCGCAAGTATTGCGACTTCCTCATGTACGTGCCGGATCTGGCCGTCGTCGGCAAGGATCTGTTCGTGAAGCGCATCCATCGTGATGATGCCTTCATCGACGACATGGTCGAGAAGCTGTCTGAGTTCGACAAGCTGGTTGGCCGATACGAAGCCGTGCTGCGCAGCGCTGTAGGCCGCGAACCGATGCAGGAGGCAGCATGAAAGAGCTCGTTCTCACCAAAGCCCCCGGCGGCGCGCTGATCCCGGTCGACCCGCAGGCGGCCGAATTTATCGCCAAACTGAAAGTCGGCCAAGGCGTTACCGCGGCGATCAAGCGGCACAGGAACCCGGCCTTTCACCGCAAGTTCTTCGCGCTGCTGAATCTGGCGTACGACGCATGGGAGCCGACCGTCGCGACGTACAAGGGCCAGGTCGTCGGCAAAAACTTTGAGCAGTTTCGGAACGACATTCTTTGTATCGCCGGCCACTTCGAGATGGCCGTGAATCTGCGCGGCGAAACGCGCGTCACGGCCAAGTCGATCAGCTTCGCCAACATGGATCAAGACGAGTTCGAGAGCGTTTACAACAGCGTTGCGAACGCCATCTTGAAACGCATCCTGACCAACTACACCCGAGACGATCTGGACGCGGTAATCGATCGCCTGATGGGCTTTATCTGAGAGAGACAGCATGGACTTTGAATTCGAAACGAAGCGCACCGCCCTTGCGAGCGCTTTTGCAGAAGCAGGCGCGAAGCTGCTGGGCTATCAGCCCCTCGTCAGCACCGCTGTTGCAATGATCCCGGGCGCGTCGCCTCAGAAATACGCTGTCGCCGGCACGCTGAAAGGCATTCTGTCGATGGCCGGCAAGATGATGGGCGAGGATGCAGACGTCGAGCGTCTTCTCGCCGCTCCTGCTTCAGTAGAGCAGCCGACTGGCGATCTGCGCGAAGCATTCGATGCAGCATTTTTATCGTTGAACGGGTTCCATACGAAGTCTGAATTGAGTCAAGAATGGGCGCTAGGCGCTCTTTCCGGCGAAATGTTCCGAGCAGGTGCCCGCGCTGCGATTGCCGCATATCTGGCACGCCAACCGAAAGCAGAGCAGCTGGAAGAAAACATCGGCGATGACGACAGGTTTTCATCGCTTCTCGCGGGCGTGGTCTTGGCTGCGCGCAGAACCGGCCCTAGCAGTCAGGAATTTATTGCGGCAGTGAACGCCATGTGCGCCCGGGTCAATGAGTGGCGCCGTGCACATCTGGCAAGACAGGCGCAGGCCGAGACTTTCGGCTATCGCTGGAAGTGGGACGACGAAGTCAACTGGAAATTAGGCGCGGTCCCGCCGCCGCACCACGCATCAGTCGGCATGATCGTCGAACCGCTCTACCTCGCTCCGGCATCTCCTGCCGGCGCACAGAACGAGATCCCCAAGGGCGCAGCGCGCACGGCTGACGGCACCACCTACCACGGCATCGCCGAGATTTACCACCGCTTTGAGGAAGGCGAGGCCCTGCACATGCACCTTGACGACGAAGGTGTGCCGCGCGCTGATGCTGACGGCAAGGTGTTCTCACTCGTCGGCCGCATTGCACGATTGATCGAGGCCGGCGCACAGAACGCCGAGGCAATCCGCAATCAGGCGGAATCCGCGGAAGTTAGCGCGCTGCGCTACGTAGTCAAAGCTGCCGACTGGTGGGAGCAAAACAGCGACAGCCCCAAATCTGCCCTTAGCCACTTCGTCAATGCTGCGAAAGTCGCTCGGGACGTTATCCAGACTGGATCAGCTAACACCCAGGAAGGCGGTGCAGCATGAAGCATCTGCGCCTTGACCTATACGGCGTCACCGAACACGCCCAAGCGGTGATGAAGCGGCTGGGCATCACGTACCAGCACGCGACGCCCCAAAGCCTGAGCGACAGCTGGTGGTTCTGGAATTGCGAAAACGTTCCGGACGAGCTGCCGTCGTACCTGGAACCTCTGAATTTGGCGCCGCACAAGGCAATCGGATGGGGCCTGAGCAAAGAACTGGCAGACAGCATTGTGGCCTATGCCGACAAGAAAGGACAGAACAATGGATAACCAGACCGCAGGCGTCGACCTGGACAAGCTGCGTGCCGACATCAAGCATCTGACGAAACTGGCCGATGACGTTGGCCGCAGCCGCCAGTCCAACAATTACGCGATGAACTCGGGCGCAGTCGAAAAGCTGGTCGACCTTGAGGCATCCGTGCTTGATCGTGTTGCAGCACTCGCCCGCCGCGCAGAGCCGAGCGTAGCGGCAGTGGGTGAACGTGAGTTCGTGGTCGAGGACAACGACCTTCAGGCATTCTTGGACGCTGCAGTAGGCTGGGTCAAAGGTGCGCCGCAGAACATGGATACAGGTCTTTACATGCTTGATTTGTTGCAGCGCGTCGAAGTTCGGCTAGCACGTGAAAAAGCAGCCGCCCTCGCATCGCCCGCAGTCAGCCAGCATCCTGACGATGCTGCCGTCGACCGCTTCGCTGCGGCAATGAAGGCGAAGATGGCCGCAAGCCGTGCCAAGGGTCGCGGCGGCTGGGATGATCCGGCTGCATGCACCGCTGTTCGTCTGCAAACCATGCTGGTTGATCACTTGGCCAAGGGTGATCCGGTGGACGTTGGGAACTTCGCCATGATGCTTTGGGACCGTGGCGAGCGTACCACCAATGTGGGGCCGGCGTTCGGCAACGATGGCAGCGAGCCGGACTGGAGCGCCTACGCAGCGGCAGAGGCCGCCACGGAAAGCGCAAGCAAGATCAAGACTTGGCAGGAGCGTTGCGATTGGTGGAGCGAACGGTCGAGCACGAAACTGATGGTCGAGGCGATGAAGGCCGAAATCGC